GCCGTAATCCGTGAGCGTCGTCCCGGACCCGACCGTCCCGACGACCCACAGAGCGGGCAGGGTCGTCGAGTTCAGGGATGACCCGACGTAAGTGCCGAGCGATCCATTCGCGCCCTGGTAGGAGCGGAGCGTGACGAGGCAGCGCCAGACAATGTCCGTCGCGGCGAGCGTCGGGTTGCCGAAGCCGTACCGGATCGAGCGTGTCGTTGACTCGTTGTTCTTCCGGATGAACGTCGCGTCATTCGCGTCGTTGACGCTGGACGTCATAGTGCCGCCGCCCGTAGGCAGGAACCCCTCATTGAACTTGAGGGTGTCCGGGTTGAGCGTGTACGTCGTCGGCACGGTTACCTCCCACCCCTGTTAGCGCGTGCCGCCTCCCGGCTGGCCTTCCGCATCGCATCCGTGATCGCTTCCTCGACCGCTGCCTTGATCGCTCGAGCGTCCTGCGCGGACGCCCCAGCCCCGACGTTGACGACGACCGCGCCCCGGTCGAGCCGCACCGACGTCTGCGCGAGCCCCTGGGCACGCGCCGCAGAGATCCCGAACTGCGACTCCGCGCCGACACTCCCGACGTTCGCCGCTGCCGCCCCGAACTGCCGCGTGAGGGTATTCACCTCGCCGATCGCGGACTGCCCTGACGCGAGTAGCGCGGCAGCGATCTCCGAGCCTGCCTCAGGACCGGCCCCGATGATCTCCTGCAGCGAGCGGTTGTTGAGTCCGAGTTGCTTGAGTTGCCGCAACTGCGAGCCGAACTGCCGGATGCGCGAGAGCCGAGCCTGCAGGTCCGCGACGATGCCCTCCCCGGTGACTCCGGTTACCGCGTCGCCACGGAGAGCGGTCACGGACCCGTACCCGGCGGCGTCCCCGGCGATCTGCCTCGCGAACGCGAGGAACGCCCGACCACGGTCCCGGAACTCCGCCACCCTCGGGAGCGCCGCCTCATACATCGCCTTCGCCGCGTCAGCGACCGCTTTCTGACGGTCCTCGATGCCCTTCGCGAGTCCCTCCGGGATCCAGCGCCCGATCTCTTTCATCACGCGGGACGGCGACGCGATCCCGAGCGCGTCCTTGACGAATGACGGGATCCTGTCCGTGATCCACGACTTGATCGTCGAGATCACATCACCGGCCCGCGCCTGGATGCCGGAGATCAGACCGCCGATCAGGTTCGATCCGGCAGACCAGAGAGTCGAGGCGACGTTCCCGAGCGCGGAGAGGATGTTTCCCGGGATGCCCCGGACGAAGTCGACCGCTGCCTTGAACCTCTCGACGATGCCGTCGCGGATGGACTGGAAGTAGCCGATAACCGTCGAGACGATGTTCCCGATCCCTCGCAGAACTCCGACGACGATCCCGATCGTCGTCTGCACGTTGCTCTTGATCTGATTGAACGCCGCCTTGATGCCTTCCCAGAGGATCTTCGCGCCACGCTTCATGTTGTTGAACGCGTCGCGGAGGAACGGCCACGCCGTGTTCATGAACCACGACACGACCGTCTTGACCGCGTTGAAGATGAGCGTCCAGTACTGCTTGTAGGCGTTCCAGAGGATCGGTAGTGCCTGCCCGATCAACTGGAAGACCGTGTGCAGGATGGGCCAGACGTAATCCATGAACCACCCGGCGACCTTCTGCACGATAGCGAAGATCAATGTCCAGTAGACCTTGTACGCCTCCCACAGCGCACCGAGGCCAATCTTGATGTAGCCGAAGACTTCCTCGAGGATGGGCCAGACATAGGCGAGGAACCAGTCGACGACATACGCGACGGCTGTCTGGATCCCCTGCCAGACGGCTTGCACGAAGTTCCGGAAGCCCTCGAAGTTGTTGTACGCGTAGATCAGTCCGGCGACGAGAGCAGCGATCGCGACGACGACAAGCCCAACCGGGTTAGCGATGAAGCCGATCGCCGAGACGACCATGCCGATAACGGAGACGAGTTTCCCGATGATCAGGATGACAGGGCCGATCGCTGCTGCGACTGCCGCGATCTTGACAATCGTCTCGACGAGACCGGGATCGAGTTGCTTGAACCAGTCGACGACGGACTGGATCGCGGGCACTAGCATGGAGATGATCGGGAGCGCGAGTTCAGCGATCTGTGCGCCGAGAAGCATGGCTTGATTCTTGAGTCGCGCGAACTGCTCCTGTGGTCCCTCGACGGCGGTGACTGCCTCGGCGAGCGACCCCTTGGTGCCCTTGAGTCCCTCCTGTAGATCGTCGAGCGAGACCTTGCCGGAGCGGATCGCCTCCGCCATAGTCACGCCGACGCGAGACCCGAACGTCTCGACGGCGATCGCGGTCGCCTTCGTCGGGTTGCTGGCTTTCTGGATCCGCGTGAAGACGTCGGCGAGCCCGGACGGGAGATCCTTGACGCCGTCTTCCCGAAGGTTCTTGAACGCCGTCGAGAGCCCGGCGACGACGCGCGTCGACGGGATACCCGTCTTCCCGAACGCGGCGAGTAGCCCGACGGACTGCTCGACTCCGATCCCGTAGGTCTTGAACGCGGGCGCGGCGGTCGCGAGTTGACCCGTCAGGGTGTCGAGGGAGAGCCCGGACCGTTGCGAGGCGGCGAGGAGCGAGTCGACGAGAGGACCGGAGTCGCCAGCGGAGACGCCGAGGGCACCCATAGCGGTCGTCAGGGAGTCGGCTGCCGTCTTCGCGTCCGTGCCCGTGACCCGGGCGAGGTCGAGGACCTTCGTCGAGAACGTCTCGAGCGCCGGGCCTTGAAGGTCGAGTTTCCCGGCGATGCCGCCGACGACCTCCGCGACCTCCTCGAAGTCTTGGGTGGCGTTCCCGGCGACCGTCTTGAAGGACTCCTGTAGTCCCTCGAGCGCGGAACCCGTGAAGCCCGAGCGGGCCGCGACCGTATCGAGCCCCGTGTCTACCTTGTCGAAGGCGACCGCTGCCGCGACTCCGACGCCGACGATAGGCAGAGTCACGCTCTTGGTCATCGTCATACCGGCGGCGGAGATCTTGCCGCCGATGCCCTTGAGTTTGTCTCCGGCTCGAGTGAACGCGGCAGAGACTCCACCCGCAGCGCCGTCGGCTCCTCGCTTGAGTTTCTCGAGGTCGCGCTGCGCCTGCCCGAGCGCCTTGTCGTCATACGACCCGGCGATGTTGATTACGATCGCTGCCACTATGCCACCGCCTGCGACTCGATCCGCGCGTTGAGCCGCGCGATGTAGGACTCGACAATGTCGCGAGACTGCCGCCAGAGTTTCGTGCCGCCCTCACCGGACGGGAGGAACTGACGCCCGAGGAACCGGGGAGCGGCGCCGTACTTCGCCTCGATCCCGCGAATGATCGGCCCGCCGTTCTTGGCGACGTCCATGATCGTCGCGTGCGGCGCCAGCGAGACCGCCTGGAAGCCGAACAGTCCTTGCTTACGGCTGCCGCCGCCCGCTGCCACGGAGACCTTCGAGCCCGCCTTCGTCAAACGTGTACCCGTCCGCAGATGGACGTTCGCGGTCTGCGACGGCGGTCGCTTCCTCCGGTACGGGGTCGCTGTCTTCGCCGCCGAGACTCGAGCCTTGACGAGTCCGCCGATCTCCCGGAACATCTCGCGGCGGAGATCCGGCGCGACCTCACGGAGAGCGCGGTCGACGGTCTGCAAGCCCTTGACGTCGATGAGTTGCCCTTGCAACACCTGGGCTCCTCCTAACGTCCCTTGAGCCGGTCACGCATCCGTTGTTGCTTCTCCGCCTTGCGGCGTTCCTGCATCCTCTCGACCATCGCCCAGAAGACCTCCGGCGGTGCCGCGAGGAGATCCGCTGGGCCTATGCCCGTGTCCTCCGCGAGAGCCGCGACGACGTCTACGATGCCGCCGCGTCTCCGTCTTTCCCCTCGGCCCCCACGGGGACGAGTCCCTCGAGCGAGTCAATCCACGCATCGAACTCGACCGTGGTGTCGCCCTGCCGCTTGAGTACGGCCCAGGCGAGGAACGCGAGCCACTCGAAGCGGAGCGTCCCCGCGTCGAACTGCGTCACGCCGACGTCGTACTTTCGCTCGAACCGGATGAGGTCGGCGGGGCCGACCGTGACCGTCTTGGTGCCTTCTGCTGTTGTGATCTCGAGGTCGATCATGCCCTGGTCTCCTCGGGGTTAGTAGGACGTCACGCTGTTCAGCAGCGTGGCGGTCATGGGGGATCCAGACGCCGGGATGGTGACGAGTCCCGCGACGGAGAGAGTCGCCGGTCCGCCGCCCGCGTCAGACGAGGGGAAGTCGCAGGTGAAGGCGACGCGGGTCGCGGCGAAGGTCAGCGTGTTCGTGCCGTTGGTGAACGCCACGGAGAACGATCCGTAGATCGGGGCGGCAGAGACGGTCGAGCCGTTCGAGGTTCCGGTCAGGATCGTGCGCCAGTCATTGAGGTTGTCCGGCGTCATATCGAAGGAGCACTCGATCGCCTGCTGTCCGGGGAAGACGTCGCCCGGCGTGATCGTGCCGGAGAGCATGACCGGGGAGAGGTTGTTGCTGATCGAGATCGAGCCGCCCGTGATCAGCGCGGTCGCCGGGGTCGTGCCCGACGCGGCGAACTGGAACGTACCCCCGGCGGGCCGGAAGTAGGCAGCGGCGGAGTCGTCCGTCGTCGGCGTGATCGAGGCGGGGAAGGCGACGTTGGTGCCCATGCCCGTGACGGCGAACTCGACAGGCTCATTCTCGGACCATGAGACCTCGAGGGAGTCGACCTTGACGTCCTGCACGGAGTAGCGGTTCCCGTCGATCGTGCCGAACGTCGTCAGGTACGGGACGTCCGCGCCGGTCGAGAACACATGCGTGAAGTTCGGGTTGGTGCCCGTCGTCGCGACGGAGCCGAGAGCCCCGAGGAGGTACATGCCGACCGACGGCGCGTGACCCCGGCAGGTGAACTCGATACCGGGCATGACGCCCGTGCGGTTCACGGCAGGCGAGAAGCGGGTGCCAGAGGTACGCGCCTCGAGGTCCTGCGAGACCTCGACCGTCATCACCTGACCGTCCGTGATGCCGTGGAGGTACGTCGGGTTGGCGATCGCGGTCCCCTTGACGGACTGCTTCGCGACGCCGACCGTAGTGAGTGCGGACTGGATAGGCATGAGTTACTCCTCGACCTTCGCGGACTTGACGGACTTGGGGGAGGCAGCGGCGGGCGCCTTGACGGTCGCCAGGTGCGCGTAGCAGAGATCCTCGAGGATGCGCTCCTCGGCAGCGTCGGCGGGCGTAACGTCCCCGGCCTTGAAGTCGAACTCGACGAGGCCAGCCGAGGTCGCGGTCTCTCCGGAGACGGCGGACGTCAGGGTGTAGGTCTTCACGTTGCTCATCATCGTGCTCCTGTCACGGGCTAGGTGGGGCGGGGGTTACGTGGGCGCGGCAGCGGACCCAGAGGGTCAGGAGGACCATCCGGGTCCTGCCGTCCTCTCCGAGCGAGTCCTCGAGTTGCGACCGCTCGATCGTCGCGAGCATGACCGTGCCGGCGAGGGTATGGTCCGCGCCGACGACGTCCTCGACGACCTCGCCGAGCGCCTTGACCCGGTCGCGGGCGTCCGTGTAGTTGCCGAGCCGCTTCGAGAGAACGTGCACGCGCAGGGCGAAGTTCTCATCCTTGGCGGCGAGCCCGGAGGTCCGATACTCCGCTGCCCAGTCGTCGACCTCGCCGGAGACCCAGACGGAGTCGCGCTCCATGTTCGGAGGCGTCGCGAGGTCGACCTGTACGGAGCCGGGCCAGGTCGCGTTACTAAGCGCCGTGTAGAGCGCGTCCTGCGCCTGCCAGATCTGAGAGCGCATCGCGTCAGCCGATCGTCGGACGACGTCGCCCGAACTGCAGGATGACGGCGTCAATCTCGGGGTCCCCGGTCGGGCGTCCCGCCTCCGGGTTCGCGACGGAGATCCGGATCTCACCGAGGTCCGTCGTCTGCGAGAGCGCCCTCGAGGGCAGCGCCGACGGGACGAGAGCCTCCACAGCGAGTTTCATCGCGGCACGGCGGACCGGCTCCGGCGGGTACTCATAGCCGTGTTCGTAGTCGACGACGACGTTACGGTGACCTCGAGGCCAGACGTCGCCGTCCGTGCGCTTGAGGACTCCGGCGGGTCCGTCGATCTCGACGTCGGCGAGTTCCGTCGCGTCGAACGCGTCCTCGACGGCGTCGGCTCCGGGGATCGTCTCGTCGTAGATCGTCACGGAGTAGAGCCCGGAGACCTCGACGTCGGGCAGGAGGAGCCGGGTCGTGTCGTCTCCGGAGATCGTCTCGACCGTCCGGCGCGTCGAGAAGGACACCTGGGCTGCCTGCTCGAGTCGGGAGGTCGCCTCGTCCCGGGCGCGGCGGATCTCCGCCGATGTGTACCGCTGCGGGTCGGAG